GCAGACCACGATGCAGGAAGAGAAAAGCCCGACAGAATTGTACCGTCACTATGACGAAGCAGGCGAGTTGCTGTATGTAGGAATTTCCTTATCTACAATATACAGATTGGCCCAGCATAAGCACAACAGTAAGTGGTTTAGCAAAATTGCGACTATTAAAATCTCTCGCTACCCCACCCGCGAAGCGGCGCTGAAGGCTGAGCGATCTGCCATAAAGTCTGAAAAACCTAAACACAATGTTTTCTATTCAGAACAAAAGGCACCTGTCCCCAAAGAAAGCGTAACCAAAAGCAGCCAAGAAATTAGCAACCGAATAGTTTCTTTGAAGCCGATATACACCCTTTATGACGTAGCCAATATTTTAGGCGTATCTCTCACCACAATGATAAAGATGACAGAGGATGGCGACATCGGTTATATTGATTTACCCAAAAGCCGGGTAAATGGCCGCATTAAGCGTGGCGTTAGTGGGTGGCAGTTATTGGAATATATTGACCATTTACATAAAAAATCGGAGCAAAAAAATGGAAGATTGGGACGACGAAGTAGTTCCGCAGGTCGTTCTAAACGAAGCCTCTCAGCTGTGCGAAAGCGCGATAGCTCTGGCAGCATCGATTGATGTGTGCCGAGACAGGGCGGCTCGCAAGCAGCTAATGCTAGCGTTGCAATCTGTTGTATGGCGGCTAAACCCGCCTAGAGGGGAAGTCCATGAGTTCAACAAAAAAGCAAACTGAAGAAACCTTTATTGAGTTCATCAGTTTATATGCAAACGATCCGGTACTTTTTGTCAGAGAGGCGCTGAAGGCAGAGCCCCTTCCGTGGCAAGAAGCGTTTCTACGCTCTGTGGCGTCCAAGGAGCGGCGTATCTCTGTTCGGGCAGGTCACGGTGTCGGAAAGTCCACAGCCTGCTCATGGGCGCTTATATGGCACATGTGTACACGTTTCCCGCAGAAGGCAGTTGTCACGGCTCCTACGTCTGCCCAGCTGTTTGACGCCCTGTACTCCGAGTTGAAGGCGTGGGTAAATAAACTGCCCCATGCTCTGCGGGACAGCTTTGAGGTGTTCTCTGATCGCATTGTCTTGAAGGGTGCGCCGGAATCTAGCTTTATCTCGGCCAGAACCTCGTCCGCAGAGCGGCCTGAGGCTCTGGCCGGTGTTCACAGTGAAAATGTTCTTTTGGTGGTTGACGAAGCGTCCGCTGTGCCTGAAGCTGTCTTCGAGGCTGCTGCTGGCTCAATGTCGGGCCATTCTGCATCAACAATACTTATTTCCAACCCGACGAGGAACAGCGGCCTTTTTTACAAAACCCACCATGAGCTAGCGTCTGATTGGCACAGGATGCACGTTTCCTGTCTAGACAATAGACTTGTTTCGGAAGATTTTGTTAGGCAGATTGAGTCAACATACGGTCGCGAAAGCAACGCATTTAGAATCCGTGTTCTGGGCGAGTTTGCTCTTGCCGACGATGACACGTTGATCCCGGCTGATTTGATTGATAGCGCAATAGGCCGAGACGTATCCGCGTCTCCTAATGAGCCGTTAATATATGGGCTTGACGTTGCGCGTTTTGGTACTGACCGGACTGCCCTGTGCAAGCGCCGTGGCAATGTTGTTATGAGCGTTAAATCGTGGGGAGGTCTAGATTTGATGCAAACAGTTGGTCAGGTTGTAAACGAAGCCAAGCGCGACACGCCTGAAGAGATTTGCATTGACACGATTGGCCTTGGGTCTGGCGTTGCCGACCGCTTGCGCGAAATGGGTTACAATATCCGCGACGTTAACGTGGCAGAGTCTTCGGCCATGAATCCCAATGCGTCTAGGTTGCGGGATGACTTGTGGCTTTCGGTTAAGGAGTGGCTTGCCACTAAGGCTGTTAAATTGCCCGATGATTCTACTCTGCGGCATGAGTTAGTTGCGCCTAGATATACTTTTACATCTACAGGCAAAATTGTGGTAGAATCAAAGGACTCTATGCGCAAGCGCGGTATGCGGTCGCCAGACTTGGCTGATTCGCTTTGTTTGACGTTTGCAAGTACAGCTGCATTAATTGGCGGGCGCGGCTCTGGCTGGCGGCCCGGCAAGCCATTGCGCCGTAGCATAAGCGGAGTTGTTTAGTTACCATAAACCGTATATATTACAGCAAAGGAGACCGTTTTGGCAAAAACACCTGCTTGGCAGCGCAAAGAAGGAAAGAACCCTAAGGGCGGATTAAACGCTAAGGGGCGGGCTTCTGCGAAAGCGGAAGGAATGAATCTCAAGGCTCCTGTAAAGTCTGGAGATAATCCGCGTCGAGCGTCATTCCTTGCGCGCATGGGTAATATGCCGGGTCCAGAGCGCGACAGCAATGGTAACCCAACACGACTGTTGCTGTCTTTGAACGCTTGGGGCGCTTCGTCTAAATCAGACGCAAAAAAGAAAGCTGCGGCCATTTCTTCTAGAAATAAGGGCAAGAAATGAAAAAGACCAAAGCGGCCAAGAAAGTTTCCAAGGTTATGCGTGAGTTTGGCGCTGGTAAGTTGCACAGCGGGTCCAAGTCTGGGCCTGTAGTCAAGAACCAGAAGCAGGCTATTGCGATTGCACTGTCCGAAGCAGGCAAATCGAAGAAAAAGAGGTAAATTATGGACGGACGCGGCATTCTTCCGGGCAAGTATGATCCCGACCTCATACCGCAGTCAGCCGACGATGACGATGATACGTCCTATAATCGGAAGACTGGCTTGGTCATTGAAGACCATAAACCGATGAGCGAAGAAGAGTTCCGCTATGTTGTCAAACAGGCAATAGAGGATTCTCAGACCTATATCGACAGCTACCTCGCGCCAGAGCGCGAGCGCGCTGTCGATTATTACCTTGCCAAACCGTTTGGTAATGAAGAGGAAGGCCGGTCAAAAGTTGTTTTGACTGAGGTGAGAGACACAGTTCTTGCTATGCTGCCGTCGCTTCTGCGTATTTTTACCAGCTCCGACAAGGTTATCGAGTTTATCCCACAGCAACCGGAAGATATAGAGTCTGCTGAACAGGCTACAGACCTCATTAACTACATTTTTATGCAGGAAAATGCAGGTTTTCGCGTCATGCACGACGCTATGAAAGACGCCCTTATTGAAAAGACCGGCGTTTTGACGTGGCATAAAGTTGACGAAGAGCGCGTTGAATATCACTCTTACTCTGGCATATCTCCAGATGAATTTTCATTCATCACCAATGACCCAGACGTAGAAGTCGATGAATATACAGAAGTTATCGACATGGAGACCAATGATATGCAGATCGAATTGTCGATCCGCAGAGTGGTCCGAACACCAAAATATGTCGTAGAATGTATTCCTCCAGAACAGTTTCTTATTGATAACGAGGCAACGTCTCTTGATACTGCCTTGTATGTTGGTCGCCGCAAATTAGCCACAGTTTCTGAACTTGTGTCTATGGGCTACGACCAAGAAATTATTGAAGAAAACGCTGGAACTGGCGGATTTGAGATGAATGGCGAGGCGTTAGCCCGCAATCCAGCAGATCAATCGTTTTTTGGCATAACAAACGCCACAGATGAGACTACCGATAAGGTTTTTTACGTTGAAAGCTATGTCCGTGTTGACAAAGATGGTGATGGCATTGCGGAGCTGCATCGTGTCTGCTCTGTGGGCAATGGGGCGTATATTTTATACGACGAGGTGGTAAACGATGTTCCGTTTGCCCTTCTTGAACCAGACCCGACGCCGCACACCATTTTTGGCCAGTCTATTGCCGACCAGACTATGGACCTTCAGCTGACCAAGTCGTCTATCATGCGTAATACGCTTGATAGCTTGGCTCAGTCTATCCACCCCCGCACCGTTGTTGTCGAGGGGCAGGTCAATCTTGATGACGTTATGAATGTCGAGACCGGTGCAATTATCCGCGCCCGCGCTCCCGGCATGGTTGCGCCGCTGTCTGAGCCGTTTGTGGGCCAGCAGGCGCTTGGTGTCATGGCTTATCTTGACGAAATCAAGACGCAGCGCACAGGAATTTCGCGAGCTTCCCAAGGGCTTGACGCGGATGCCTTGCAGTCTACGACGAGCGCAGCTGTTCAGGCGCAGTTGTCGTCCTCGCAAGAGCGCATCGAGATGATTGCGCGCCTGTTTGCTGACGGGTTTAAGCGCTGTTTCCAAGGATTGCTTAAACTTGTTGTTCAGCATCAGGATAAGGCAAAAATCATCCGTTTGAGGAACAAATTCATCCCGATTGATCCTCGCGGATGGAATCCAGAAATGGATATGATTGTCAATATTGCTCTTGGACGAGGTTCTGACGAGCAGAAAATGATGTTTTTGACGCAGATTATTTCTAAGCAAGAACAAATACTTCAGCAGTTTGGGCCTTACAACCCTCTGGTTGATATTGAGCAGTACCGGAATGCGTTGGCGCAAGTAATTCAGCTTTCCGGGTTCCAAGACCCTGATCAGTTTGTAAAAGACGTAAATCGCGAAGAAGTTATGCGCTTTATGCAGTCACAGCAAAAAGAAGAGAAGCCCGATCCGGCCACAATTCTTGCTCAAGTTGAGGCTGAAAAGATTAAGGCAGACATAGTAATAAACTCTTCGAAACAAGAGCTTGAACGCCAAAAAGCTGCAAGTCAGGCTGATTACGATAGAGATAAGCTATATGTTGATGCCTATCTAAAGGCAATGGAAATCAACTCTCGCTATGATGCGCAGGTAGATGTTGCCGCCATCAAGGGCGAAGTTGAAACCATGCGAGAAGAGGTCCGCGAGATGTTTGCGCGCCCGGTTGATGAGCAAACTCAGCAGCCTGTCCCAGAGATACCTCCTGAAATTGCCCAGCAAATGATGGCTGAGCAGGCTATGGCTGAGCAGGCTATGGCTGAGCAAGAAGATATCCCTCAGGAAATTCCAGAAGAAATGCCAGAGGAGATACCAGAAGAAATTTTTGAAGAGATTCCAGACGAAACACCTCCTCAGATGGATGGTCAAATGCCACCGGAGCAACCGCAGTAAGAGGTTAAATGTCTACATATGAGCAGGAACAAATATGGAGGTCGGCTAAATCCTTTGTGTCCGACCCTTCAATTGTTGAGATTTTTGCGCGCCTTGAACAAAAGTATAAGGATGCGTGGGCGGCGACTCAGCCGCATGACAAGACGACGAGGGACGATGCGTACAACATGGTGCGCGCCGTAGCTGCGATTAAAGACGAGCTAACTGCCTTGGCGGCAGAGCCTACTGTATTGCAGTTCAACAACCGCTTGAAAAGAGCGAAGTAAAGGAGTAATATTATGGCTACAGCCGAACAATCGCAGCCCAGCGAACTCGGCATTGCAGACGCTGCCGAGCGAATTTCTGTTTTGGACGGCCCAGAGTCGCAACCAGAGCAAGAAACCAACGAAGCAGCAGATGCCGAAGTCGAACAGACAGAGGCGACGGATTCTGAAGGCGATTATGATTCGTCAGATGAAGTTGAGGCTGCGTCAGATGACGCTACTTCAGACGACGATGACGCCGAGGAGTACGAGCAGGCTGAAGATGCCGATCAAGAGCAAACTTCAGATGATATGCTTGTCACCGTTAAAATAGACGGCAAGACAGAGCAGATCACCGTGAAGGAGGCAGTAGATGGGTATCAGCGGCAGGCTGATTATCAACGCAAGACTCAAGCACTAGCAGAGGAGAAGCGTGGTTTTGAGGCAGAACGCCAGCAGGTTGCTGTTGAAAGGCAGTATTATGCTGAGCGTTTGGATGCATTGCAGAATCAACTTGATTTGCTTGCTTTGCAAGAACCGGATTGGGATGCACTCTATGAGGAAGACCCAATTGGTTACTCAAAACTAAGGAACGATTGGCGCGACTATAAAGATAACCAAGCCGCTCTAAAGGCTGAGCAAGAGCAAATAGCTCAAATCCAGCAACAAGAGCAGCATATTGCCATGAAGAATATTGTCGATAATAGCATGGCATGGTTGTTGGAACAGGTTCCAGAGTGGCGCGAAGAAAGCAAGTGGGAAGCAACGAAAAACCAACTTCGTGAGTATGGCAAAAAAATTGGCTATTCTGATGAAGAGTTATCGGCGGCATATGACCCACGAGCAATTATCGTTCTTGAAAAAGCGCGGAAATACGACGCCTTGCAGGCCAATAGGCCGCGCCCGCAAAAGGGCAATGCGCCTAAGCCTATGAAGCCGAGTAGCAGCGTGGCATCTCCAAAGAAGGGCAATGATCTTGCAAAGATGAGGCAGCGCCTCAAATCATCTGGCGACGTTAAAGACGCCGCTATGCTGTTCAATATGCTCGACAAATAGGAGATGAGCATGGCTACGGTAAGCAAAGTAACTTCTTACGATAACTCAAATGCCAACCGCGAAGACCTCTCGAATATCATTTATGATATTTCGCCGGTTGACACTCCCTTCATGTCCAACGTTGGTCGTGACACGGCTGACAACACTTACTTTGAGTGGCAGACCGACGTTCTTGCGTCAGCTGATACCACCAATGCGGTAATCGAAGGCGCGGACGCTGGCGATGCCGACTTTGTGGCTACCGTTCGTGTTGCCAACTACGCGCAAATTTCCAAGAAAGTTGTTTCCGTTTCTGGCACCGCCGATTCGGTCAACACCGCTGGTATGCGCACCGTAATGGCTTACGAGACCGCCAAAAAGGCAAAAGAGCTGAAGCGCGATATGGAAGCAATCCTGCTATCCAATCAGGCTGGCGCTGCTGGCAGCAACTCTGTTGCCCGTACAACGGCTGGACTTCCGACTTGGCTTATCACCAACGCTGTTGCCAACAGCGCTACTTCGTCAGCAATGTCTGGCGCTAGTGGTAACGGATACCCAGACACGGCTTGGACAGGTCTTACCGGCGCTACCGCTCTTACGGAAGCAATGCTGAAGACCGCAATCCAGAACGTATGGTCTCAGGGTGGTGACCCCAAAATCTTCATGGTTGGCCCGCACAACAAGACCGTCGCCTCGACGTTTGCTGGTCTGGCCGAGCAGCGCATCACCTATAATCAGGTGAAGCCGATGAAGATTATTGCCACTGCCGACGTTTACCTGTCGGACTTCGGCGAGGTCTCCATTGTCCCGAACCGCTTCCAGCCGGAGAACTTCGCATTCGTACTTGACCCGGAATACGCTTCCGTCTCGTACCTGCGTCCGTTCCGCACGTTTGAAATCGCCAAAACTGGCGACTCGGACAAAAAGGAAATGGTTGTTGAATATGGCCTGCGCATCAAGTCTGAAAAGGCTCACGCAGTCATCGCCAACATCACCACTTCGTGATACACATAAGGGGCGGGTCAATCCCGCCCCTTTCCACAAAAGGTGAAGGATGAAAAACGAACACGCGCCCGGTTCATTTGTACTTGGTTACGACGAGTTCACAGGAACTCTCGACAAGATGCATATTACGCCGGATAATAAAACAGTTTTTGAGTCGATTACCAACATCGACAGCATTGCTGAGCAGAACAAGCAGGAGCGTAATTCTGTTTCCAAAACCAGCGGCACGGGTGATATGGTAAAGGTGGCCAGCCTGCCGATGATGGTTTACCTAGACCTGCGCAGCCGTGGTATATTGGGCGATAAGGCGGCAATGAAGAAGTGGCTTGCTTCTGACGAGGCTGCGCCCTATCGAACACACTGGATGAAGAGCTGATGACCACGATTACGGATTATAGCTCCCTACAGTCTGCAATAGCTGACTATCTGAACCGAGAAGACCTTTCGGCTCAGATACCAATGTTTATCCAGTTCGTTGAGGCAGACTTGAACACGCGCTTGCGGGCGCGCGAGATGATTGTTAGGGCGCAGGCTACATCCAGTAATGAATATGTCCAGCTACCGTCTGACTGGTTAGAAGCCATTAACCTGCACATTATTGGCGGGGAGCAGCCGCTGTCTTATGTGACGGTTGATAGGGCGGATTTTATCAAAAAAAATAAGCTATACACCAGCCCGCACAATTATTCGATCATGGATGGGGCTATTGAGATAATTCCGGCACCATCTGAAGAGATAGATATAGAGATGATCTACTACGGTAAGATTCCCGCTCTATCCGCGTCAAACACTACCAACTGGCTTTTAAACTCATCACCAGATGTTTATCTCTATGGAGCGCTTTCGCACGCTGCGCCTTTCCTTTTAGACGATCAGCGTATACAGGTTTTTGGCCAAGTCTATCTTGCAAGAACACAGTCAATTGCGGATGAATCACAGAAATCGATGCACAGTGGATCGCCGCTGATTGCACGTCACAGGAGAGCTTTCTAATGGCTGGTTTATCTGATTACGGCGAAGACCTCGTACTCAACTGGTTGTTTACGACCAATTCTGCGACTCGCCCTACCGCTTGGTATGTCGCTCTTTATACTGTTGCTCCGACCGACACTGGTGGAGGGACAGAGGTTTCTGGCGGAAGCTATGCGAGACAAAGCGCTACGTTTACCGTGTCTGGAACTGGACCTACTACTGCTTCAAACAGCGCTTCAATTGAGTTCCCAACAGCTACGGCATCTTGGGGTACGGTTGTTGCGGCGTCTATTTATGATGCGTCAAGCGGCGGCAATATGATTGCTTATGCAAACCTTACGACTAGTAAGGCTATTGATACTGGTGACGTGCTTCGATTCAACTCAGGGACGTTAGATATAACTCTCGACTAGGGTTCGTAAATGACGATCTCTAACAAACATAAATTTGTCTCTGGCAAGTCGGATAGCGCAGATTCTTCGCTCGTTCAGCCTTCTAATTGGAACGACGACCATGAAATTACGCTTGCCGCTGGGAAAGTGCTTGGGCGCGACACGTCAGGGGCTGGCGCAGTGCAGGAGCTGCCAGTTGCCGTTGACTCCAGCGGCAATGTCGGTATTGGTACTAGCTCTCCAACACAAGCGCTTGATGTCAACGGTAATGTTAATGTTGGGGGCGGCGCTGTAGATATTCGACCTGCTAATGGTTCCACAGATACATGTTCTTTGGAAATCGGAGATGGTCGAACTGGCAATGGTTATAGTCATATAGACTTAGTTGGTGACGCCACATACACAGATTTTGGCGCGAGAATTATTCGCACGAACACTGGGCCGAACGCATCTACTCTGATGTATCACCGTGGTACAGGAGATTTATATTTTATTGCAGTAGAGGCTGCTCCTATAGCTTTCTCAACAAGTAGCGTTGAGCGTATGCGCATCACCAGCGCAGGTAAGATCGGTATTGGTACTAGCAGTCCATTAGCAAGCCTAGCAATTTCCGGAGGCGGTATTCTCGGTACACAGGACGGAGACTACTTCTCCGGCGGTGCTTATTTCGACGCCAGTTGGAAAAACTCTGTATCAAGCCAAGGCGGTTGGGCTGTTCGTAACACCTCCGGCGTATTTACTGTTTACACCGGAGTAAGTCCCGGAACTGCCGGTTCTACCTTGAGCGATTTTTCAGAAAAATTTCGTATCGACGGCAGCGGTAACGTAGGTATTGGGACGACTTCGCCGAGCTATCAGTTGCAGCTATCTTCTGACAGTGCCGCCAAACCGTCCACAAACACTTGGACAATAGCGTCTGATGGTCGTTTGAAAACAGAAACCGGCGAATACACCAAGGGCCTTGATGCTGTGTGCGCTCTGCGACCAGTTACTTATAAGTACAACGGTAAAGGTGGCTTCCAAGATACAGAAACTGAAAACATATCCATCATCGCACAAGAGGCCGTAGATCATTTCCCCGAATGTGTTGGATCATATAAAGGCGTGTTGGATGGCGAAGAAACTGATATCCTTAATTGGAACGGTCACGCACTTACATTTGCTTTAGTAAACGCTGTTAAGGAACTATCAGCTAAAATAGAAACTCTTGAGACCCGCTTGGACAAACTGGAAGGCGTGTAAGATGGCTACCACTATTACTTGGATTGTTGAGCAGATGGACTGCTACCCGACAGCAGATGGTGAAAATGATGTTGTGTTCACGGTGCATTGGCGCTGTAACGGGGTTGACGGAGTCTATACGGGTACATCATATGGCACGCAATCGGTGACATATGCCGCTGGTGAGCCATTCACTCCGTATGCTGATCTGATGCAAGATCAGGTTATTGGGTGGGTAAAGGATGCTATGGGGCCAGAACAGGTCGCAAGCATTGAAGCAAACGTGGAGAAGCAGGTGCAGGACGCAATGAATCCGCCTGTCGTCTCTCCTCCACTTCCTTGGTAGAGGGTATTATGGAAAAAGAAGAGGTTAAGCTGTCCATTGAGCTTACTGTAGATGAGTGGAATGTTGTTATAAATGCTGTTGCTCAAAGGCCGTTCGCAGAGGTATCCGGGCTTATCCATAAAATGACGCAGCAGGCAAACAGCAATATGCCTGCTCCAAAGTCACCACCAACCAAGTAACTGGTAACAACAATGTCAGTGAATTGGCAGCTAATTCTATACCCAATTGTTATAGACAGAGACTCATTGTCTGTGTCGTTTAATGGCGAGTATGAGCAGGTGTCGTTTGATGGCATTCCAGATGACATTCGATCTATCACAAAGACAGATGATAGCTGTGTTGTTGTGTATTCAACCGGGAGGAAAGAGATATTAAACGACCCACAGGGTTTTATAAACATTACTGATGAAACTCCTGTTGGCGCTCTTATAGAGCAAAAGACAATTCAGGCTGCAAGGGAGGCCGGATACTAGATGTCCGCATTTAATAGCCAAGCCTTCAACCCGCTTGCATTTTATGGGATTGTTTATGAGGACGCGGCGGCGGTTATTTCCATCGCCAGCGATGCTTCGGCTAACGCTTTAACTGTAATAGATGTTTCGGCGACTTTGGCATCAGACAGCGATGCTGCGGCTTCGGCGGCCCGCGACAGGTACGTTGAGTTTGAGTCTGCTATAACCACTTCTTCGGCTTTTGCCGCTGCCAACACGCAGTTGGTGTCTGAGACGATTGCCATAACATCATCAGCCGCAGCAGCTGCGGTTAGGGTCACACCCGCAGCAGTTAATATAAGCATATCGTCCTCTGTATCCGCTACAGCCGTGACAATAAAGAGCTGTAGCGAAACAATAAATATTCAGTCCAATTGCTCGTTTTCTGGTCAAAAAATAAATGCAGCAAACGAGATAATTCGTGTATACTCTGGCTTCACGGCTGACGGTAGGTTGCTTTGGGTTGACGAGCCAGTAAATCCAGACTCTTGGGCGGCTCAAGGCAATGGCTCGTCCACATGGGTTGAACAGTCCGTATCGAGCGATGACTGGTCAGATGAGAGCGTTCCAGAGGCGCTGTGGGTTAACCAAACGAATGGTTCCGATTCTTGGGCTAGAGTTTAGGGTGATAAGATGGCCGTTACATACACTAGCAATCTAAACATGATTAAGCCGGATGTTGGCGGTTCTCAAGATGCTTGGGGCGGCAACCTTAATGACGACTTGGACACATTGGACGGTCTCTTTAACTCGGACGGAAGCGGGACATCAGTTGGTCTGAATATTGGCTCTGGTAAGACGCTATCTGTCGGTGGTAGTTTTTTGACAGACACTATCTCTGAAAAGACGACAAATTCTGGCGTCACGATAGATTCTGTTCTTTTGAAGGACAACACAGTAACAGCTACAACATTTACCGGCAACGCAACGTCCGCAGACAAATGGTCTACAGCTAGGACTATAACGGCAACTGGAGATGTGACTGGCTCTGTTTCCATAGACGGAACGTCCAACGAAAGTATTGCCACAACCTTAGCTGATAGTGGTGTTTCGGCTGGGTCTTATACTGCTGCCAACATAACAGTTGACGCTAAGGGCAGGATTACAACTGCGGCTTCAGGGTCTTATCTGCCTTTATCTGGCGGGACTATGACCGGCGACATCTCTTTAGACACGACATCTGGCGAGCTTAAAGTTATTTTTAACATGACTGGTCGTAACGTATATCTATACGGAAATGATACGGCGGATGTTTTTGGCCTTTATGACTCGGTATTGTCAGATAATCGCTGGTACACAGATACTTCCGGCAACTTCACTGCTAAAGGGAACGTGACCGCTTACTCAGACGCGCGACTAAAAAATAATGTCGAGACCATCGCCGAGGCTGTTTCTTTAGTCGAGAAGATGCGCGGAGTTAAATATACCCGCAAGGATACCGGGGAGGCGGGCGTAGGCGTTATCGCTCAGGAGATGCAGTCCGTACTTCCAGAGGTTGTGCAGGACGGAGAAACGCTTTCTGTATCATACGGAAACATTGTCGGTGTTCTTATTGAGGCCGTAAAGGAGCTGTCCGCCCGCGTAAAAGAGCTGGAGGGTAAATAATGGCGCTCCCATCTTCTGGCCCCATATCTTTAGGTGATGTGCGCACTGAATTGGGTCAGTCTGGCTCAATCGATATGAATGCCACAAATGTTAGGACATTATTGCAAGCTAGATATAGTAACCCAGTATCTATGGGCAATGGATATGGAGAGGCTCTGTATCACGACTTTGATGATTCGACTTTTATAAGTCCATACGGAAATGGTGTTTATTCTCAACCATTAACTATCTCTGATTACTTTTCCGCTGGACAGCTTTCTTCAGGTTCTGATTTCCGAGTAACTGGCAAAATATTAAATACTGGCTGGGCTTATTACACCCCATACTCATGGGACATGACAAAGGGAACTGGTGTAACTACTGATCCTACGCCGTTTGCTAGTAGCAAACAATACTATATGCGTGCAAACTATCTCGAAACGACAGATCAAGTTAGAATTTATGGATATTATTGCTGTGACTCCACATCTTTCCCAAATGGTCAGGTAACCATATCCAGAATTGAGCTAATCCTTTAGGTTGTGAGGACAGAAAAATGAAAGATGAGGCAGCTAAATTGGCAGGAGATGCGCTATCACTGACCGTAGTCGGTGGTACGTTGTTGCAGATGCTTCCAGCTTTTGCCGCTCTATTCAGCATTATTTGGTCGCTGATTCGTATTTACGAGACGAAGACAGTTCAGAGGTGGCTTGGCAAAGATGTGGACTGATGCTGATAACTGGAAAAAGATTATCGGTGTTGTAACGGCGCTGTTCGCTGCCATAGGTGGCGGCTATTCTATGTCTGACAAAATTGGTTTCTTCAAACGCCCCATTCTTGAATGGGCTCCTGAATACTTCCGCATCACGTCTGGTCCCGCGAATGGTGATTTCGATGTAACTGTTGCGCGCAGGAAACGGCGCAATGACTGTTCAGTCGAGAGTTTCACTCTTGAGGTCCGTGACGCAAAACTGTTCGTTCACAGGGCCATCCCAAGTGTGGCGAAGTTCTCCGGCCCTGCTGGCAACAAGATTCAGAAATTTGCCTACATGATTAAATTTGAGCACCCGGAGAAAGTAAATCCGGGGCGAGCACAGTTGCTGGCGCACATCAAATACAAATGCCCGGAAGGGGAGAGGGTTGTGAATTACCCCGACCACCCCAACCTGACGTTCAATGTTGAGGCAGTGAGATGAGGACGAGTGAAGCCGGTCTGGCGCTTATTCAAGAGTTTGAGGGTCTCCGTCTGACGGCCTACACCTGCCCAGCAGGCATTCTGACGATTGGGTATGGCCACACATCTGCGGCGGGGCTGCCGACCGTCACTCCGAAAATGAAGATTACGAAGCGTGTGGCTCTCGACATTCTTCGCTCCGATTTGGGGCGGTTTGAACGGGGTGTGAATGAGCTTCTCAAGGTAGAGGTGTCTGGAAACCAGTTCGACGTGTTGGTGTCGTTCTCGTACAACTGCGGCCTCGGAGCGCTGAAGAAATCTACTTTACTCAAGCGCGTTAACGCCAAGCGCTTTGATGACGTTCCCGCGGAGCTGATGAAGTGGACGCGGGGCGGCGGAAAGGTGCTACCGGGGCTTGTGCGACGCCGCCGTGCAGAATGTGAAATGTGGCGAAGTCTTCCAGACTCTGAGAAAGATGATAGCCGCGTCGCTCCCGATACGCCTGTCCCTAAAAAGAAGATTACACAGTCGAAAGAAGCAAACGCAGCCGTAGTTGCTGGTGGCGCTGGCGCGTTTGCCGCAGCGCGGGAAGCCATCCCAGTCCTCCAGCAAGCGAATAGTGTTATTTCTGGATTTTCGGAGGCACTCGGCAAACCTGCGGTTATTGCTTTTTTAATCATAGCCGTGGCGGCGGCAGGCATCTGGTATTGGCGCAAAAAGCGTCTAAATGAGGAGGCTTCGTAATGACTACTGCTATAGCAATGTCCCTCGGTGAGGCGATAGGTATATCGCTAATCCTTTGTGTTTTGGCGTTGATTGTGTCGAGGAAAACATGATAACATGGCTATTGTCGCCTATTGGACGCTTAGTTGCATCAGTAGGCGGCATACTTCTTGCGATAGCTGCAATCTACGGCAGGGGGCGCAGTGACGCAAAATCAAAGATTAGGAGCGAATCTAATGAAGAAGCCATCCGTCGCACGAACAGCGCTATTGCTGCTGGTGATGCTGTCTCCCGTGACCCTAGCAGGGTGCGCGAAGACGATGGCTACCGTAGGGATTAAGACAGCTTGCAATGTTTGGAAGCCTATATCTTGGTCTAAGAAGGACACGACAGACACCATTATCGAGATAAAGGTTCAGAACGCTCGCCGTAACGGTTTTTGCAATGAGTAAATAGATGGCACTCGTACCGCTAAATATACCAGCTGGGGTTGTGCGTGGGCATACGCCGCTTCAGACAAAAGGCAGATACTGGGACTCCAACCTTATTCGTTGGCGCTCTGGCGTTCTTGAGCCTGTTGGCGGGTGGCAGCGGTTGACATCTACACCACTGAGCGGTCCTGTCCGTACTATATTCAATTGGAGGACTAATGATGGCAGCCAATACTCATTGCTTGGAGGAGATGAAAATCTATTCTTTATGGACGGTGATTCGTTTGTTGACGTGACACCATCTGCATTTGTCGGGTTGAATACTACAACAGGTGGCGGCTATGGCGACTACCTGTACGGATGGAAGTTGTACGGTGATGATACAGACGCGACTTATCCACGTCCAAATTCTGAGAGCTACAGCGCGCCTTTTTCTTGGTCTATAGATAACTGGGGTGAGGAAATCCTCGCTGTATGTTCTACAGACGGTCGTCTACTGCATTTTGAGGTTAGCGAGGGTGCCGCGCATGATGCCGGTGTTTCGCCGATACAAACCGCCGTAAGAGCCTCAAACGTCATAACGATAACCACTGATGGCCATCACGGTTTTGCTGTCGGGGATTCTGTTACCGTAACTGGGAATAGTCTATCTACTGCCAATGGCACATTTACCATAGATTCCGTACCCAGTGTAACCACATTTACTTATTCCGATAGCGGCACAGATGACTCTGGAACTGGAGGCACTGCAACATCTGTTGGGATGCCTGAAGACAACATAGGTGTCGTAGTCACTCCTGAGCGCCACGCTGTTTTGCTCGGCTCTGGGGGCAACCCACGTCGAGTTGCTTGGTCCGGCAGCGAGGATTATACGAACTGGAATTTCTCTGATCCTACCAGCACGGCTGGGTACTTGGATTTAGACACAAGTTCGGCAATTGTTACGGGTGTTTCCGTGCGTGAAGGGACACTCATTTTCACCCAGAGCGAGGCGTGGCTGATGCGATATATCGGCACCCCGTTCATCTATAGCATATCTAAAATTGGTAGCGACTGTGGGCTTATGGCACCGCGCTCATTCGCGGAGGTTGCTGGTCGCTGTATATGGATGGGAACGCAGGGCTTCTGGATTTATGACGGCGGTGTCGTCAAGCCATTGGCGTGCGATGTCGGTAACTATGTCTTTGATGATATGAACAGAGAGTCTAGCTCAGTATATGCTCATGGCTCAGCCAACGGAGTATTCTCAGAGGCTTGGTTCTGGTATCCCAGCACATCAACAAATGTCCCAGACAAATATGTCTTCTATAATTACCAAGAAGGGTGGTGGAGCATAGGCTCTCTGTCTCGCACAGCCTGCGCTGGAGCAGGCGTATTCGAATACCCAATTGCCACTGGCGGCCAGAATCATGTGTATTTTCAAGAGAATGGCTGGACAGATGCCGGTGCGCCTATAGGTACAGATAGGTATGCAGAAACTGGCTCTCTGAATATCTCTTCTGGTGCTTCGATCTCTTATGTTAAGCAGTTCATCCCGGACAGCGGCGAGAGCTACGACAGCACGGCGATAACGGTATACTCTAGCTTCACGCCAGAGGGTACGGAGAAGACTAGCGGCCCGTACTATCCTCGTTCTAACGGCTACACAGACGTTCGCGCTTCTGGCCGTGACTTCCGCCTGCGCATCGAGTCCACCAAGGACCAGAACTGGAGTATTGGCGAGTCGCGCTTTGACGTTTCTGCGGGAGGTGGAAGATGACGGCGCAAATACAGCCAGTTCCAGACAAGTACGATAAAGAGTATATTTCCCGTGCTTTTTTTGATATATATGACTCACTGTCTACAACTGTTGGGACCAGAACGGCTGTAGAGAGTATCTTCCTTAGGTCGCCGGATGGATCGGTGTTCCGTATAGAGGTAGATAATTCGGGTAATCTGACGGCTACGTCTGTCCCGTTTGGCCAGACTGGAGCCCCATCGTACTGAGAGGGGCGATGACGGAAGAGGATATAAACGAGCTACGCTCGAAGGTCGAAAAGGCACTAGAGCGCGGCGGTGGGACGCATAGTTTTGACGATGTCGTTCGCGGACTAATGACAGGCGATATGCAGGCATTTTCCAAGAATAAGACTATCGTTGTGACGCAAATAGTTAACGCGCCTCGTAAGAGGTGGCTAAACATATTTGTGGCGGCTGGTGAGTATAAAGACGTTATGTCTATGCAGGAAGAGATTTTGGATTTTGCGGCGGGGAATGGATGTGAGTTTATGGCGATGAATGGTCGTAAGGGATGGGCTAAAATACTTCCAAGGTACGGCTGGTCTGATGTTTCTGTATCTTATGCGATACCTGTGCGGAGAGAATTAAATGGGTAAAAGCTCGCAGCCCCAAACCGTAACTAATCGGACAGAGTTGCCAGCTTGGCTCAACCAAGCTGCGCAGGAGAATTTACAACTCGCCAATGAGATTGGCTCAAGGCCGTATACTCCATACACGGGCAATCTTGTTGCCGGATTCACACCTGCCCAGTTACAAGCGCAGGATATGGTTCGGGCTATGGCAGGCTCGACGCAGGGTGCGTTTAATCAAGCGCAGAGCGGCGCAACCGGCGCTATGGAATACACTCCTGAAAATGTGCAGGCGCAGAACGTCACAGCCGGTAGCATACCGGAGACTGACATTTCCGCGTATATGAATCCCTATCTTTCAGAAGTCGAGAATAGAGCTGTAGCTAATGCCCAAAGAGCCTTGAAGGGTAGCCTCGCTGATATTGGGTCTAAAGCAGCTCGGTCTGGCGCATTTGGCGGTTCTCGACAGGGTATCCTAGAGGGCGTAGCTACTGCTGAAGCGGCTCGCAATGTTGGCGATCTCTCTGCCCAGCTAAGGCAGCAGGGATACAATACTGCCGCTGGTCTAGCTCAATCAGACATAAACAGGCAGTTTGAGGCCGCCCGCGCCAATCAGCTTGCTGGTATGAACGCGCAGCAGCTAAATCAAGCTGCTGGCCTCACTGCGAATCAGCAGCGTATGGCAGCTGCCGGGTTACTTGGCAGTCTTGCCACGCGGGAGCAGACTGCCGCTATGGATCAAGCGACCGCTCTCAACCAAGTTGGCCAGCAACAGCAGGCGCTTGAGCGGGCGCGGCTGCAAGATCAATATTCTAGGTTCATGGAACAGCTTAATCATCCAAGAGAGATGCTCAATCTGCGGCTCGCGGCTGTTGGTGCTACGCCATACGGCCAGTCATCGACACAGACGCGGACTGGGTTTCAAAGCACATCCCCCGCACTTAGTGGGATCGGATCATTTTTAACTGGCTTAGCGGCTCTCGGAACTTTTTGATGATAGATACGGCTATATTATTTTCCGGCGGAAAGGATAGTCTGGCGTGCCTCTATCTTAACAAAGATAGATGGAACGACATCTATGTCGTCTGGTGTAACACTGGTGCGGCGTATCCAGACGTTATCGAATACATGGAAAAATGGCGCAAAGTTTTGCCACATTTCATAGAGGTCAAAACCAACCAGCCTGCAAATATAGCCGAGTTTGGCTGGCCAGCTGATGTTTTGCCGGTAAACAATTCGTATCTCGGAAAGCTGATTAGCGGCGAAGACACCCCTATGATGCAGCCATATGTAAATTGTTGTGCCGCAAACATTTGGTTTCCTCTACACGCTGAGTGCATCAAACTTGGCGTTAAGTATGTTATAAAGGGTCAGAAGAATAGCGATGGTCGCAAATCCACATCGCGTGATCGGTCAGTTATTGACGGCATTGAATATAGAATGCCCGTTCAAGACTGGACGGATGAAGAGGTTTTCAAGTTCCTAAAGTTTCAATGTGTAGAGTTGCCGGAATGCTATGGTCGCGGCGAGAAGAAGGGGCGCGATTGCTGGGATTGCACCGCATTCAGAGATGAAATGGTTGAGGTTGTCGAAAATCTGCCCGAAGACAAGAAATCTATCGTCATTGGCAGGCTGAAGGCAATTGACGATGCTGTAGGAAAGCAGTGGAGGCCCATAGCATAATGGACCCAATTATAAAAAATTTCCTGAACGCAATTGCTGGCCCGGAAAGCTCTGGCAAGTATGATGTTAGGTACACGCCAGAAGGCGGGGCCAAGTTCGAGGGATTTGAGAAGCATCCCCAGATATACGAGCCGGGTCCGGCTGGACCGTCTAGCGCTGCTGGTCGTTATCAATTCACCTACAGCACTTGGGCTCCGCTTGCGGCTAAAATGGGACTTAAAGATTTTAGCCCAGCCAATCAAGATAAGGCTGCTTGGGAGCTGGCGCGGCAAAGATATGCAAGGGCGAATAAGGGGGCTGATCTATACGCAGCCCTAAAATCCGGCGGAATTAGTCACGATATGCTCAAGTCTCTTGGTGGGACTTGGGCAGCTTTTAATTCTAAATCTGGCCGGAATAAGGCTATCAAATGGTATGGCTCGTCTCCGTCCAATCCAGTTTCCGCCGCGCTTCCCGGTGCTAAGGCGCAGGCGGCAAGTATGCCTACAGTTGCCGGGCCAATGAAAACAATACAACAGGCTGTGTATTCTCCAGACCCTCTTACTTCTGCGCAAAGGATTGGGAACTTCTTGGCCCCGTCCCTTATTAGCGCCCCAAAGCCTATGACGGCTGATGATAAAAATAGGCTGTTTAATATGATTCAGCTTATGAAAGCTGGCGATAGTATGCTAAAGTTAGGCCGAAGAAGAGGTGGTGACATCGGCATATCCCCACCTGCGCCAGTTGTTGGTCCCCGTAATGTACCGTTAATCCCACTATCAAAAGGACTTTTGTAATGGCTGGACCTCTAATACCGTATGCATCTGGTGCTATCGCAAGATTCGGCCCTGCTCTTCAACGGATGCTTCAGCGCAATATCCCTATAGCGCAGCAGAGCGTGCAGGGATTGCTGGGTGGTAGCTCGGCAACTGCCGGGCGTGCTTCTGCCGGGCGTACGTCTGATTGGTACGGCAAATTCCGCGCTAACAATCCGTATGCTCCTATGGGGGCGACCGCCCCTTTGATGGCGGGGGTTATTGGCTTACGGAGGGGGGGCAACTCGCAGGCTCCTGACCCAAGATTGTCTTACATAGCAAGAGGAATTGGTCCGGTTGGTAGAGAACGTGAAGCGTTGCGCCTTAATACCCCGCCTGTCGCACCGACCCCACCGTCGGGTCGCCCGCCTATCGACCCGGTAGCTGACGCGCTAGGAATCGGCGTTCCTCCACCACCTATCGACCCAGTAGCTGACGCGCTAGGAATTGGCGTTCCTCCAGATATGACGCGCCCACCTATCGACCCAGTAGCTGACGCGCTAGGAATTGGCGTTCCTCCAGACTCCGCAACGCCGAGCGCTGCACAACCTAATCCCGACGCAGATGTGCCGGTTCCTCCCGCTCGTCCATCTAAAGGGGAAATGGAAAAACTGAAGGCCTTGCAGCGGTACTCAAACGACTACCAAACCAACTCGTTGCCCGTTTTCAATGAGGGAAAAATAAACTGGGGTACAGATGCCTCTGGATACAGCAACGAGGACAACTACGGCGGCGATGCGGCAGACTTCTTTCGCGCTGATGCTCTGCGTATGGCTGTCCCCGGTCTTCTCGGAATGTAAGGTGAAGTAATGGCTAGTATTCTCGATATCATTGGCGGCGCTGGATCGGCTATTGGCGATGCAGCGTCCGGCGTCGGCAACGCTATCGGGGATGCTGGTAGCGCCTTGCAGAACATGGCGAGCGAAGCTGTGGGAGCGGTGAAGCCTGCCATTAGCGGTGCTGGCGACTGGCTGATGGGTTCCGGCGAATATGGCGCACCAGAAGCCGCAATGCGTCGTCAAGCGCAATTGAATATGTTGATGAAGCTGGGCGGAACGCTAATGGCGGCTGGCGCTAACCAGTCGGCAGACAGCCGCGCAAAACAGCTGGCCAGAATTGGCGATGTTGGCACAGGTTACACCTCTGATCTATTCAAACAGCAGCAGGCGCGGTTGATGGCCGCACAACTAAAGCAGAGGATGTCAAAAATAAATGCGCTCAAGAGCCTAGACTTGATGCGCAAGACAGATGAAGGCGCAGCAAAAATAGCAAAGCAAACCGGACTTGACCCTAGCGTTGTAAAGTCTCTACCAGTTGAGCAGCTTTCCGATTTGCAGTCCAAAATAGCCGTTAGACTGGCCGTGCAAAGATCACAAGCAGCGCAGATGGCGCAGATAATGGCACCAATAATCGGCGGCGGAACTACTCCTCCTTCTGGCGTTGCGCCCGGCGCTGTACCCACACCAACGCAAGTTGACGGAACTACTCCTCCTTCTGGCGTTACACCAGAAGCGCCAGCTGCGAGTCCAACCACAGCAATTACAATTCCTACTATAGCGGAGAGAGCGGCCAGAAATGCGGCGCTTACTAAAGCGTTGCAACGAGCAATTATCGCAAATAACCCGAACGCAGCGAACTCTATAATAAAGATGATGGAGCAAAAGTCCCCATATGCGACAGAGGGGCAGAAGGAGGAAGATAAGCAATTTGCGAAAGAAAACGTTAAGTGGGTGAGAACCGGCGCAGCGGCTGCAAAAAGCGATTTGGAGAATTTGGAATTTGCTAGACGGTCTTTGCAAAACTCTTTGAAAACTGGCAAGCCTCTCACAGGCAGTGCGTGGTTGCTGTTGGCTAACGCAGCTGGGATAACGGGTGTCACTAACCCAGACACAAAAGCGGTTATGGATGCTGTTCTCGCTGTAGCGCAAAAGTCTCTTAAACAGATACTTGGTGGTCAGTTTGCGGCGAAAGAAGGCGAAGAATTTCTTAAAAGAGCCTTTGACCCGACGCTCACCGTGCAAGAAAACCTGCGGCGCATTAACATACTTATGTCAAACATTAAACGTGTAGCTGACGCAAAATCTGCTGCCAATGCACATTTCAAAAAATACGGCACGATGGCGCAGTTCCGCGGTCAACGGTTCTCCTCGCGTGAGGTTCTGGACACCCTTAGAAAACAATTCGCCGACAATACCGGCGGACCCCCCAACTCATCTGGTGGTGCCAAGACGATTGACTATGAAAACCTTAAATAGCGGGATGATTGTTCATGGATGTACGGATGCCAAATGGCCTTGTTATAAAGGGCGTCCCAGATGGGATGACAAGGCAGCAGCTGATCGAAAAACTAACAGCCAACGGCTACGACATCAAATCTTTGATGGCAGCCCCCCAGCCGTCTTTGTCTGAAGATATAGCGACTTCTGTATCACATGTGCCGTCAAGCGCTGCGAATTTAGCGGGCGTTATGGCTAATATTGTTATGTCGCCTGTGCAGACCGGCAAGTCAATGTTAGACTTGATGGCTGGAACACTTCGCGCTGGCGCGCGGAATGTTTTGCCGGAATCTGTGTTCTCTGCTATTGAGTCGGTAGACAACAAGGCAGCAGCTGACCGAGCCGAAAATCTGGCGAGGGCTGTCGGCTCTAACCTCAAGAAGAGGTACGGGGAAGACCTGCGCAAAACGCTAACAACTGACCCAGTCGGCGTTTTAGCAGACGTTGCAGGGCTTTTATCCGGTGGTGCTGGGTTAGTGGCAAAAACCGCTGGATCAGCAGCTAGGCTTGGCGTTAAATCCGCGCAACTTAACAAGTTGGCGGAAGCTGGCCGGAAAGCATCAAGCGTTGCAGCCGCAGTTGACCCAGCAAATTTAATGTTAAAATTGCCGGTCAAGGCGGCAGGGGCGGTGGCCGCAAAATCCCTTGGCCTGTCTACCGGCGCTGGAGGGCAGGCGATACGCGAGGCGTATAAGGCTGGTGCGGCTCCTTCTACAACACAATCGCGCGAGTTTCTATCAAATATTTCCGGCAAACGCGATCCTATGATTGTTGTAGAGCAAGCTCAAAAAGCATTTGAAAATATGCGTGAAGCCGACTACAAAAATTATCTTGCGAACACAAATCAGATGCGCGGCGATACGACTATATTGAGTGCAGCAGATATTGCTAGATCGATAAACAGCGCTAAAGACATATTCCGCGACAAGCAAACAGGATACATCCGAGATAAGTCAGCCCGCGATATGTGGCGTGCTATTGCTCAAGAATACCGTACATGGTCGTCAAACTCTAACATAAGAGGCGTGTCGAAAGATTTCGATCAGTTTAAGCAGGCAATTGGTTCGCTGTATGAGTTGAAACCGCAAGGGAAATCTGCCGCTGTCTTAAAACAAGTTTACGATTCTGTGCGGGAGACTATTCGCACACAAAACCCAGAATACCATGCCGCTATGAGGAAGTCGGAAGCAGCTATCAATCAACTGAACTCTATACGCAAGGAATTGTCCCTTGGGGACAAGGAGAAAACGGCGGCGGCTTTGAAAAAGCTGCAATCAGTTTTGCGAAATAACGTAAACACAAGCTGGGGCGGACGCCTCAAGATGGCAGACGAGTTGCAGAAATATGCTGCGCCGGGTGTCGATCTCCGCGCCTCCCTTGCCGGGCAGGCGCTAAATTCTGCTGAACCACGGGGGCTATCAAGGTTGTATGGCCTGCCAATAGGGATAGGCGCGGGAGTGGGTGCATCATACTTAGGGGCGAACCCGGTTCTTTCTCTTATCTCCAGCCTTGGCGGATTGGCCGCTTCTTCCCCGAAAGCGGTTGGGTATGGAGCCTATGGCACTGGATTGACTGCGCCAGCTGGGGCCGTCGTCCGTCAGTTGCGCCTGCCAGCGCTACAGGCAGCGCGAGAAGAAGAGCGTCAGAAGTTGGAAGCCCAACGGCGCGCAGTATTTGGTTCCGGTGGAGGGTAGCTGCGACACCCTGCCGCACATGACGGCATTGCCAAATGATAAAATTCTGACATTGTGTCTGGACCCAATCGAAAGGGGACAGCACAATGTCAGCAATCGAAACCATCAAGAACGGCGACGGCACATATACTGTTAAGTATTTCGGGAAGGATGCCGGATACTTTGCCAAAGCCAAGTCACCACCATTTGCGAGTGCGCAATACCGCTGGGTATCAGTCCACGGCACGATAGGCTATGCATACTCGAAAGCGCAGGCGCGTAAAAACATCATAGGAGCGTATCATTGAGCGAGTTTAAGGGGCAGGAAGAGCTGATGGTAATTCACCTTGAGGCTGTGCGTCCTCACAAAGGGAAGCCATACAACGGAAAGATAATAAGCGGGGAACATTACAAGTCTCTTGTAAAGGATCACGCGCGCAAGGAAATAATTAAAAAGCGCGAGCGGATATTGCTTGAGCTAGAGCGCAGAAATGACGAGAAAATAAAAAAAATGCGTTTGAAGCAGAGGAAAGCTGGACGCAAAAACCCGCCAATAGAAGGTGTAATTGAGCCTTGCTATACCAATCATACGATTGGGTTACAAATACAGCCCAAGGCAAAGGCTATAATCGGATCGGTGTTAAATAAATATGACATGCACTGGTCTGCTGTTATAAACGATTCCCGCAAAAAACATCTTGTTATGATCCGCTTCGAGATGTGGGATTTGTTAAGCAGGAACGGTTACAGCCTGCCGATGATTGGTAAGATTTTTGGTCGTGATCATACAACGATTCTTCATGGAGTGAGGACGATAAATGAAAGAAAAAGTTTTAGAGATTCTAGAGCAAAGGGAAACAACGCACGGCTTCTACTCGGAAGTCAGCAGCGTGAGTCAGATGGTCAAGAAGGCGATGCAGATCGGCGTAAACTGGCCACATCTGAAGGCGGAGCAGAGGGAATCACTTGAGATGATAGCCAATAAGATTGGCCGCATAATGAGTGGTGACAGCGATTTTCTTGACCACTGGCAAGACATCGCTGGGTATGCGCAATTGATCGTGAAGGAGATCGAAGATGAACAACAACCAACTGAGTGAACTTGTAAGACGCATTGAAAACCTAGAGGAGCAGCGCGCTGTTCTGGCGGAAGATGTGAAGGAAATTCTGTTGGAGGCCAAAGGGCTTGGCTACGACACAAGGATCATTAAAAAGATAATTGCTATGCGCAAGAAGTCCCCAGAGGACATTCAGCGCGAGCAAGACCTCATGGACAGCTATATGGCTGCTCTTGGGATGCTTGCGGATACGCCGCTGGGGCAGGCAGCGCTGCGCAGCGCTGGCCACAATGCTTGAGAAGATATTCGCCGCACTTCTTGTCGCTAGCCCTGCTAGCGCCAAGAGCTGCACCCCACAGCCGCTGCGACAGTTTGTCGCACAGCATAAGCTGAAGGTTATCAGCGCGTACCGTCGTGGCGCTAGGATCGCCGGTACACGCCGTCGCTCACTGCACAGCTTCTGCGACGGTAGGCGCGGCGCGGTTGACGTTAGATGGAAGCGGGGTATTGTTAGGAAGGCCCGCAAGCGCGGATTTGGGGTTGGAACCTATTCGCGCTGCACAGGCTACAGTCATATACACATATCTTATGGAGGCTGGGAGAAGCGCTTTCATAAGAGGTGTAAACGGAATCGGCGCGCGGTGCGTCGATACCGCCGTAGGCGGTAAACGGGAAGGCCACAAGACGACCTCTCCTGTTTGAAACTACCCGAAACTTGACTACCCCGGCGAAAGCCGGGGGATTTTCGGAGCAAGGAAGGACACAATGGAACAATGCAACACTTGCAAATTTAGCGTAGACAGTGGATCGCCTGTATTGATGTGCCGAAGATTCCCTGCGCTTGTTAAAGTCGCGAAGGCGCATTGGTGCGGAGAGTATGCGCAGCAGAGAGTAAACGTAGAAACGCCAGTCAAACGTAAGAAATGGAAGGAACGCGGCGATGCAAAATAAAGTCGTAGAAGACATGCCAGCGCTAGAATACCACAGCTTCGAAGCTCTGTCGGCTAGTGGCGCGAAGATGCTGATGAAGACGCCTGCGCACTATCTCGCCAGCAGAGAGCAGAGCGCACCTACCAAGGCAATGATCCTCGGCACTGTCGTTCACACGATGGTGTTGGAGCCGGAAAAGTTTGAGTCAGAAGTCGCGGTTGCGCCGAAGTTCGACATGCGCACCAAGTTCGGCAAGCAGGCGCGAGAAGAGTTCGAGGAATCTTCTAAGGGCAAGCTAGTCATCGACGAGTTTGAGCATGAGAAGGCCCGTGGAATCAGCGAAAGTTTACGCGCACATCCGTTTTTCATTGAGTATGTGAAGGACGGGACAGCCGAGACGACAATGCTGTGGGAGCAGTATGGCGTCCAGTGCAAGGCCCGTGTGGATTACATCGCCAAGGATGTGATCTACGATGTCAAAACGTGCCAAGATGCGTCACCCGCCGGGTTTTCAAGGCAGATCGCTAACTTCAAGTATCACATGCAAGCGGCGCATTACTTGATGGGGCGCAAGCGCCTCGTCGGGACCAACATCGAGCCGAGCCGTTTTGTATTTCTGGCTGTCGAGTCATCTCCGCCATACTCTGTCGGCATCTACTCGCTGACGCGAGAATCCCTACAACTCGGTGCTGAAGGAATGAAGCAAGCAGCGGAGCGATACATACAGATTGGCGAAGACAAGCCAACGCAGCACTACACAGACGGATTGCAGGAGATCAGCCTGCCGGGATGGATGTTTACTTCGGAGGACATGGCATGAGAATGAAAGAGCATTTGGAAGATGAAATCAATCGCACTGCGTTTGCTTGTCGTAACGATCCGTACGACAGCGCTGACATTGTGGAGACTCTGGTCGATAGCGCAGGCTACATCCTTGCGCAGCAGATTGGCAATGATCCTAAGGCCCTTAACGAGGCGCTAGAAGGTCTGTCAGATCATCTGTTCCGCGCCGCTGCTTCATATGTCGAGATACTGAAGAGCATGGGAGGAAAATGTTAATGATCTGTTTCTACGCTCCGTATCACGAAATCGGCACTGTGTGGACGAGTGGTTGCAGGATCATAGAGATGCTGCCGCCGCACGGTTGCTACAGCGTCATCGCAGAGATTGTGTGCTGTAAATGATCCTCGCGATTGACCCCGGCGCTTCTGGCGCTCTCGCATTCTTCGACCCCGACAAAGGCACGCTCGACATCATCGACACGCCCGTTGTCGAGGTGAAGCGCGGCAACAAGCTAAAGAAGGAGATCAGCCCGCAGATGTTGGCCGTTCTCATCAAGGCGCGGATGCCGGACGAGGTTGTGCTGGAGCGCGTCGGCGCAATGCCGGGTCAAGGTGTGAGTAGCATGTTTCAGTTTGGGCGCGGCGTAGGCATGGTCGAGGGTGTCATTGGGTGTCTCGCGTTGCCCCTCACTTATGTCGCGCCCGTTGTCTGGCAGAAGGCCGTCAATGCCAGAGGCGGGAAGGATGCAAACCGGCAGCGTGCTGCCGAATTGTTCCCGGCGTATGCGCAGATGTTTGCGCGCAAGAAAGATGATGGCAGAGCGGACGCCGCGCTGATGGCGTGGTGGAAGGCAATGTGATGGATATACTTACGACGCTTGGCCAAGAGAGTCGGCTGTGGGAAATGGACGCGATGGGCATCTGGCATCGCAACTCCACATCTCGCATGGTGGAGACACCGAAGGAGAAGCCTGCGCGCGTCGATGGCATCATTGAAGTGGATGGCACCATCAAGGCTTGCTACGAAATCAAGTGTCGCAAGATTGCGCTACAGAAGCTGCTTCTCGACTTCAAAGGCGAGTGGCTGGTGACAGCGGAGAAGGTGTTGGACGGCATCGATGTCGCGCGCAAGTTGCAAGTTCCGTTTATCGGCATCTTGTACTTAGAGCCGGACAAGAAGCTGCTCCACAAAACAATTTGGCGACCCAGCGATGGTGTTGTGGTTGCTATGAGAGTTCGCACTACCGATACGCAGAAGACGATTAACGGTGGTGTGATAGCCCGGCAGAATGCGTTCATCGACATGCGCGATGCAACTGTTCTGTCATAACAAGCCAACGCAAAGAGCGGAAGGCAAAGCAAAGCAAAGGTAAGTGAAATGGCATTAGGTTTTCTGAACGAAGGTAGCAGTAACGGCAGCAAGTTCTTGCAGGCCATCAAGTTCGACGCAAAGGCTGGTGACCTGCTGGCCGTCATGCGCGAACCGTCATCGGAGCCGGGCAAGTGGGATCGGCGCGATGAAGAAGTCGAGATGCCGACCAAGTTCGTTGTGGACATGGAAGGTATGCAGTGTGGGTGGCTGACCTTCCAGCCGTCTTACCACGCCGAAATGGTGACGGTTGGCACGCCGATGCCGCAGCGTCCATCTACTGAACACAAGCAAGCCGTCCGCATGAGGATGTACCACAAGCAGTACGGCCTGCGCGAGTTTACGCCGACATCCAAGACGGTGCTGCGCGTGATCGACAAGCTGCATGACGAGTACCTTGCGGCTGCACCGAAGAATAAGGGCAAGATGCCGGTCGTTGAATTTACCGGCACAGAAACTGTGAAGATCGCAACGCCGCAGGGCGAGCTGCGCTTCAAGGCTCCTGTCGTGAGTATTGCTGGTTGGGTTGCTCCGCCAGCTGAGTTCGCTGAAGCGCCAGCTGCTGCGCCTGCACCTGCAAAGGCGGATGAGCCGCTCGACGACGACATCGAGTTCTAAGATAATAACGCCCCGCTGGCGGAAGGAAACCAGCGGGGCGTCCTTCAGCGGCAGGAGCAGTGCCGCTGGCGCTACGCCGAGAGGGAAGACGCAGCTGATGGAATTATTAACGCAAAACACAATTACGGACAACACTGCTTTGTCGTTGTCCTTCGCGAAAGGCGGTCGCTCCGACACGGCTCTGCACGTCCGCAAGATGACGTGGGGCAAGCTGAAGGACAGGTTGTCGCGTGTCGATGTAGGCGACAAGGACGGCAGTTATTTTGTGCGCGGCGGCGATCTTGTTGCACCTGCCCGCGCCGACGAAAATCTACGCAGCGCTGATGTCGTTGTGCTGGACGGAGACAGTCGCCTTGACCCAGAAACGGGCGAGATCATTGCAGGTGCGCCGCCCCTGCACACAGTGGCCGAAGCTCTGACAGAAATCGGCGTGGCTTTCGCCGCGCACACCAGCCACAGCCACAAGCCGGGCGAGATGTACAAGTATCGGGTTGTGATCCCGGCGAAGATCGCGACTGCGGATGAGCTGTCGGCGACCGTCGAATATCTGATCGACCAGCTGCACCTGCGCGGCGTAATGCTAGCGGACGTGACCGAAAACCACCGATGGAGCCAGCCGTGGTATCTGCCGCGCGCCAGCGATACAAAATCATTTACGTCGATGTCGAGCGATGGCCGCTCCATCGATCCCAAGGCCGCGATAGCGTGGCGCGAAGAGCGCCGGGATCACGAAGAGATCATTGCTGACAAGATCGCAGAGCCTATCATCATCAACCAGACAAGCGGCGACTTCAAGGACTTCAACGACAAGCATGGGCTTGAGTTTGTAAAGTCTACACTTGAACGGGCTGGATATAGGTTCGGCTACTTCGACAAGCGCCACAACGCCTATCGGTACATGCGCCCCGGCAGCACGTCCAAGTCCTACGGGGTTGTCGTGTTCAAGGGGAGCCAAGGTCACTGGTGTACCTACAGCCACCACGGCTCGGAGGATGTCTTGAGCGAGCGTGTGTGCGATCCGTTCGCACTCGCCTCAGAGTTGCAATATGGCGGAGATACAACCAGAGCGGCAAAGGCTCTGTTGGCGCGGCCAGAGCATGAGCAGTCCATCGCAGAGAAGATCGCCGGGAAGGCCGCTCAGAGCGCCGTGGAGGCGTATTTGGAGGCCGAGGGTGGTCTGGTAGCACCGCCGCCCAAAAAGCGCGTGGAGCTGATCCAGTGGGGAGCGCTGACGGATGTGCCGATCCGGTGGCTGGTGAAGGACATCCTGCCTGCGCAGTCTTTGTTCGCGTTGTATGGCCAGCCGGGGTCATACAAATCCTTCGTGGCCCTGTACCTCGGCGCGATGGTGGCGGCTGGGCGAGAAGCATTCGAGAAGCCGTCCAAGCAAGGGACGGTGATCTACATAGCA